GCTTAAGTTCTCGATTTCATATAGGATTTACTTTAATCTTATAATTAGTTATATCCAAAGAATCCAGTGAACCCATCAGTCTCTTACTACCGTATCTCTCGATATAGTAGGAATCTGGGAAACGTTGTGAAGAAAAATGCTTTTTCAAGCTTTTTGTCCATAATGTATCCAAGAACAAGAGTCTCTGATTAATATCTCGATCAGATCGTGATAGTTTATCAGGAGAAGTAATAGAGAAATGATTAATGACTTCATAAATACTTATGGAATCTTTTTCTCATTCTTTACTTACTTCTATAAGATGGCTAATTCGATTCCTCATCCCATATAGGACACCTGAATAAACTAGACTCTTCCTCTCTAAAGGAGGGAGTAATTCAAATTTTTCAATTTGATTAATCAAGTCTTTCAAGGTATTCAATATGGAATCTGCCAATCCGTTAATGAGAATCCCCTTAATATAATTAAGGATTTGGTCCTCATTAGGGATAGTATCAAAATTCCCATCTATGTCCTTAGTTTTATATCTTCCGATAATATTTCTAAGTTCAAATGGAGTTAAAACTCCAAGGGAGTATCTGATACTTTCTGCGAAATTTTTGTACCTCATTAAGTAATTCAAAGAATAAAACCTTACGGTTTTACCCTTTTTATTAATTAATGGGAGTCCATTTAGCACTTTTGTGAAAATGTCAAATGAACTCAGACTATTTGTTAGAGGGACCTTTATAACATAATTAAGAATTTCAGAATATATAATTCTGAGATTGTTATAATGAGTAAAGATTCCTCTAAGTGGTAGCCCAGATATCTCAATCCCATTACTAATTCATCTCTTCGCAAACTCATATGTCGTCTTAGACACGTGCGTTTTTGAAGGTGAGATCTCTACACCTAACCGCATCATTTGACCTCTATAAATACTAGCAACTTTGTTGTCTTTAATAACAACATCGTCACCAAGTATAATATATTGATCAAAACCCATAACTTTATGTGCTTTAAAGGCACATCAAGCTATGAGTAAATGATGAGTTAGTGTAAAAGCAGCTCAAGAACTATAAGCACCCATTGGTTGACCAACTGCATAACGCAAGTCGGTTTTTCCATCTGGATGTCTATAGTCTCTATTTATTAGTAATGTTGATCAACTTTCAGAGAAATTACTATCTTGATAGATTTCAGTTAGTAATCTTCTCTGTAAGTCGATTGGGAATCGATCTGTCGCAGATGACAAATCTAAAGAATAGAAATATTCATTAGAATTTGCTCAATTGTGTTTTGGATCTTGAGTAAAAGTTCTATCACAGGGTAATCTTTTTAATAATTTAAGAAGATCATCATGTATAGGCTTTAAGGCTAATTGTGAATGGTAATCTACCATAGCAATAACACGTCTTTTACATTCTGGATCCTTAACAATTGATAATTTACCATTAGGTCATCTATCCTTTCCATAGGATAGTTCCATATTCTTAATAAAAGGAGTATGGAAAAGGTCTTTAAAACCTTCTTTCATAATGTTCATTATCGATATAATCAATTCCTGTTTATAGAAGAGGTGTGATCACTGGGAAGCCCATGTGGACTTTCCGGATGGCCCCCCTCTCATAGACAAGTAATGATTATTAAGAGAGTAAACTGGTTTTTCTAAAACAAAGTTATTATCGATAACTCACTTCTTGATAAATCAAGTAGGAATTGTTCCTCTTGATTTTCCTGAAAAGCTATCAGTAATAGAATTTGTTTTAAACATGATCGCTTTGTCTTCTATTTTAGTAGGTTTTAAACCTCTAGTTAGTAATAAAAGTGTCATGACAACTCTCATATCAGTCCTTGATCCCTTACATAAGGGTTTCAAGAACAATAGACGAGTTGGAAAACCTTCTTTGTCAAGACTAATTAATTTATTATTAAGTAGCAATGGATTTCCACAAATGTATCTAGTTATATGGAGTCTGGAAAACTTCATATAGTTAATCATGAATTGGAAACCATTGTTCTTTCATAATAAATTAATAAGCCTAATATAACTAACTATAATATTTGAATAGGATCCAAACATTACAGTTATTAATTTATTTAATAAAAGTATATGTTGTTTTCTCATTTTAGTATTAATAGTTGGTTACCTGGTGGTTAACCAGGATTTGGCTAGATCCTTTTCTTAGGCGATCACCGTCCCCGGTTAATAAAAGTAATAAATAAATTACTTTTAAACCTCATATGTAAATAGTCCAACAGAGTTGGGTTTACACGACACAAAGGTGCTCTTAATGAATATAGCTGAAAAGCTATATTCTTTAAGCCAAAAATTAC